GGGGATGCCATCTTCAATTAGCCAGAGAAAATTTAAGTGCGCTTCGCTTATGGCTTAAATAGAGAGCCATACAAAAGGATTTGAAAAAAATATAACAAGCAATGACCAAAACTAATTTAACTAAGTCAGGGGAAGAAATAGCACAAATACTAGATTTATCTTTAAGGCGTGTTCAGCAGCTAGTTAAGTCTGGACATATACCTAGAGTTAAACGCGGAAGGTATGAATTGATCCCGGCCATTCATGGTTATATCAAATACTTACGTGAATTATCATTTGAAGCAGATGCACCAACAGATTTAAAAGACGCAAAATTAAGAAGTGAAAGAGCCCGGGCTGAATTATTAGAATTACAAGCAGCCCAACAAGCAAATGAATTAATACATAAGGATCACATATCAAGAATATGGAACTCAATCACAGCATTGATTAAAGCAAAGTTATTAGGATTACCAACAAGAGTTGCAGCAGATGTTTTTGCTGCCAATGATATTAAAGGTATTAGGTCAATATTGGAAACTGGGATTAATGATGTTCTGGTTGAATTAGCTGATTCTAATATAATTATAAATGAACGAGATAGAAGTACCAACAGAAGCAGCGTTGGAGATAGTTCAACAGACAATGAACAATCTGCGACCGCCGCCAAAGTTAACAGTAAGTGAATTTGCTGATCAATATAGGTATCTAAGTTCGGAAGCCTCGGCAGAAGCTGGAAGGTGGAATACATCTCGCGCTGAATTTCAACGCGAAATTATGGACACTATTAATCAGACAGATGTTGAACAAATTGTAATAATGAGTTCAAGCCAAATTGGTAAAACAGAAGTTTTATTAAATATGATAGCTTACCATATTGCTTTTGATCCAACTTCAATATTAATGATACAGCCAACATTACAAATGGCAGGAACTTTTTCAAAGAATAGAATAAGTCCTATGATTCGTGATAGTGGAATATTGACGGAGAAGGTTCAACCAGCAAGGTCAAGAGATAGTAATAATACGATATATGCAAAATCATATAAAGGTGGTTCTTTAGATTTAGTTGGTTCTAATTCTGCAAGTAGTGTTAGTTCCCGGCCCGTGCGTGTTTTGTTATGTGATGAAGTTGATCGCTATAGTGTTATGGGAACTTCAGAAGGCGATATAATTCAACTGGGTAAAAGAAGAACTTCAAACTTTTATAACAGAAAAATTATTTTAACTTCAACCCCGACTATTAAAGGTTCAAGTAGAATAGAGTTGGCATATGAACAGTCTGACCAACGGAAGTATTATGTTCCCTGTCAGGACTGTGGGTATCATCAATTATTGGAATGGAAAAATGTTTATTGGAACGAAAAAGATTATAAAAATGCTGGTTACACTTGTGAAAGCTGTGGTTCGTTTTGGAGCGAATCTAATAGGTTGGCAGCAATTAAAAATGGTTATTGGAAAGCGGATAAGGAATTTAATGGAACTGCTGGTTTCTGGATTAACGCTTTATACAGTCCGTGGAATACGCTGGGTGAGCTCGCAGAGTTATTTATTAATTCAAAAAGTTTACCAGAAACTCTTAAAGTTTTTACGAATACAGTCCTCGCAGAAAGCTGGGAAGAAACCGGCGAAAAAATCCAAGAAAACGAACTAAGGGAACGTGCTGAAACATGGGGTAAGAAATTACCAGATGATGTTTGTTTATTGGTTGCGGGAGTTGATACGCAAGATGATAGATTAGAAGCATCTATTTTAGGATTTACGCGTTCAGAAGAAGTATATGTTATTGGTCATCATATAATATATGGCGACCCGTCGGGCTCTCAAATTTGGGAAGATTTAGATGATGTATTATTAAAAAAATACAAACATCCTACTGGAGTTGAGTTAACTGTAAAATCTACTTGCGTAGATAGCGGCGGACATCACACCAATAGTGTATATTCATTTTGTAAAACAAGGATGAGCCGCCGCGTTTATGCAATAAAGGGAATAGGCGGAAAAGATAGGGCTATGGTGGGGCGACCATCCAAAAATAATGTTGGTCGTGTACATTTATATCCAATAGGAAGTGATACTATAAAAAATCATGTTTACGGGCGTTTGAAGATTGAGGACGGGCCGGGACAAATCCACTTTCCAAAATATTTGGATGATGAATATTTTGCACAATTAACCAGTGAAGAACGGGTTGAAAGATTTACACGCGGAATACGAAAAACACAATGGGTTCAAAAACGAAAAAGAAATGAAGCATGGGATTGTCTTTGTTATGGCTTTGCTGCTTTTGCTTTATTAAATGTGAACTTACGCATATTGCACGAGAAAATACACCGGGCAAAACCAGATGAAAAAAAAGATAAACCTATAAGACCACAAAGACGTGGTGGTAAATGGATGGATATATAGATGGCAATAGTTGTTAAAGATAGAGTGAAAGTAACTACCAGTACAACCGGTACTGGAACGCTTACGCTTGGATCGGCTGAAACAGACTTCCAAGCTTTCTCAGCAGTAGGCGATGGCAACCAAACTTATTACGCAATTAAATCTGATGCAGGATGGGAAGTTGGTATTGGTACATATACACATAGTGGTACTACATTAAGTAGAGATACAATATTAGAAAGTTCTAATAGTGGCGCAGCTGTATCACTAACAGGAACATCAACAGTCTTTACAACTTACCCTGCTGAGAGATCAACTTTCTCGGATCAAGGATTAGCAAAGACCTTTACAGCAGATGGTTCTATAACAGCAGGGAAACCTACTATTCTAAAATCCAATGGCAAGGCAGAAGAAATAAAAGAAACAACAACTTCAGGTTTTGGAACAAAGGTTGACGCAATAGAAACAGGCGGTAATCAATTCCATCGATGTGCTACCGATAACAACGGAACAACACTTGTAGTTTATCGAGGAGATAGCACTTATGGTTATGCGGTGGTTTTAACTTATTCAGGAACGACAATAACAGCAGGAACGCCTGTTGCATTTGAAAGTTCAAGATCAGATTATCCAACTGTTTCCTATGATACTGTTGCAGATAAGTATTTGATTTGTTGGTCGCAAAATTCTGATACGAGTTTGCAAGGTATAGTAGCAACAGTAAGCGGAACATCAGTAAGTTTTGGCACAAAATCAGAGGGCGATAGTGACGCTCAGTATAGTCCTGTATCAAGTTGTTGGGATGAGGATGCTGATAAGCATTGGGTTGTATGGGAAGATACAAGTTCTAATATTGATGTTGTTATAGCTTCTGTTTCAGGAACATCTATTACATGGGGTACAACACAGAATGTAGGTTCAGGAACAGCAGTTCAAAACGCAAGTATTATATATCACTCAGGTTCTTCAATGGGAGTTATAGGGTGGTATCAAACAGATTATAGTTATCATAGATTTTACTATAGAGCAGGAACAGTATCAGGAACGACAGTTACCTTTGGTTCAGAAGTTTACCATGATGGGTATATTGGAGGTGCTAGTATATTAGGAATGGCATACAATAGTGCGAATACAAATGTAATTCTCGCATATAAAGAGTATGATGATAATAATACTATTTATTCAAATGTCTTAACTAACTCTGGCACAACATTAACAGTAGGAACAAAAAGTAGCTCAATAACAAGAGGCGATCAGTTAAAATTAGAACCTGCAACTTCAGGTAAAGTAGTTATGACCTTAAACGATTATGAGGAGAGTGCTGATACACTATATGTAGGAACGACATCAGCTTCAGGTGTTACTTTTGGTTCAGCACTAGAAATCGACCCAGACCAACGCACAGAGGGAGATGATACTGTATTCGATTCAAGTCAAGGAACAGTTATTATTGTATGGCAAAGTGGCGATGATAGTGACATGGATGCAAGAGGTTATCAAATGCCAACAACAACAACAAATTTTGATGCTAATAAATATCTCGGAGTAGCTTCAACATCCGCAAGTGATACAGAAGAAGTTAAAATCAACTTACCAGATGGAAGTATTAATAACTCACAGACAGGATTAACTGTTGGAGAGGATTATTTTACTGATACAGCAGGTACTGTTAGAACCTTTGTAAGTGGTGGGAGTGCATTAAGTGAAGGTCAATATTTAGGCAAAGCATTATCAACAACCGCACTAGAATTAAAAGAGCAAGACAGAAATCTTATTTATGGTAAGGCAAGTGCAAGTATTACTAAAGGTAAACCTGTACTTGTAGAAGCAGATGGAGATTTTATTGAAGTTACAGGCACTTCCACAACTGTTAGTAAGGTTGAATCTGGTCAACAAAACATTACCACATCAGGTGCAAATGATATTTATAATTTAGCAAGTGATGGATCAGGGTATGTATGTGCTGTATGGATTGGCACAAGTAATTATCCATATTGTGCAAAAGGTACTGTATCGGCTACAAGCATCACTTGGGGTACTCCTGTTGCCATGTACACAGACACTCATACCTGCGTGTCCGCATATTATGATTCAACTAATGAATGTTTTATTGCTTGGGGTATGGATGGAACGACTTGGAATGTCGGTAAAATTACAGGTTCTGGCAATACAGCTACTTTTACTCATATTCACGGATATGGATTTGGTACAAATGCTTC